TCAACTAACCCTGCTTATGTAATGAATTCAACTTGCGAGGGTGAACATATTGTAGCAATCGCACTTCAAGGGCGTGTACCATGTAAAGGTCGGGGCCCTATTCGTAGAGGTGATATGCTAGTAAGCGCCGGCGGAGGTTTTGCTCGTCCATCAACAATTCAACTAATGGGTACAGTAATTGGTAAATCACTAGAAAACTTTGAAGGCGAAGGCATTATTGAAGTAGCGGTTGGTAGACTTTAATAATAAATAAGATATAGGAATAATAAAATGACATCATACGTATACACAGCGAATTCAGTATCGCAACAATCAGCAAATATAGGAACTGATAAGATTAGAATATCTTTAACAACATCTAGTATTCATGCTGTAACTGGTTATCCTAGAGTAGCCGGTACTGGAACAGCAACCTCCGCAACTAATACAGCAACGGTTACTGGATCAGGAACAGCATTTAACACACAACTGACAGTTGGAGCATGGATAGGTAATACAACCGGAACTACAGTGGGCATTGTATCAAGTATTGCCAATGCAACTAGTTTAACATTAACGGCTAACGCAGGGGTCGCAATATCTAATACAACTTACACATTTAATAATGCCGGTATACCTTACGCAATTGCTACTCAAAATTCAGAGATTTATTCATACGCTACAGGAACATATAATACTGTTTACTGTGGTCAAGGCAATGTAGTAGCATTCTTAACGGCTAGCGCGGCGACCCCGGCAGAATTCAGTATTACTGAATTGGGTATGCCTCATGCTAACATGGCAAATGGATACATGCTATAATCAACAATCCGGTATAGGTTAATTTTTACTCTTTGAGATAAATATATTATACATTCGCATTCGGCGAGTTTATGCGGTCCCCGCCGCGTAGTGACTAGAACTCACTAATATTTCAAGGAGAATCAAATGGGACGTCCTCTAAAAATCGCAAAGGCTCAAGCAGTCTTAACAATCACAGCAACTGGCAATGGATTAGGCGCCGCTGTTACAGTATCTGACAATTTAATCACAGCACCAAATGTTGGTGTAATGGTAGGTATGCCATTCGTAGTTGCATCATCTGTTGGTGGATTAACTGCTAATACAACTTATTACATTAATGCTATCACAGGCAACAACACATTTACAGTATCAACAACTCAATTAAGTGTACAACCTAGAGTGCTGGCTACATTGTCAACTACATCTGGTCAATCAGTTAAAGCATCTGTTGCAGTAGTTGACGCATACTTTAACAACCCAGTTGGTGGAGTAGGTTTCCCTACTACTAATGCAAACACATATAGTGTAGTTGGTGGTAACACAGCAATCATTGGTAAGCAAGTACTAGCTAATGTATGTATTGGTCAAAATGGTGTAGGTAGAGTTCTTGCTTCTACTTCAAGCAACAGCGTAGTTGGGATTGGCACTGACTTTGCAAATCTTGCTACAGGTTCACATTTATATGCTCTATATGGTGATGGCACAGGTACACCAATGCTATTAGGTACTAGTACATCAACTAAAGGGAATTTAGTTGTGGCGGTTGCTAACACAAATGCTACCGGTAATGTTATTGCTACATCTGGTAATGCTCAACTTCTGACAGTCAACACTCCTGTACAGTTTGATGCTACATTTGGCAATTTAACTGCTGGCACAACATATTGGGTCAAGACTATCCCTAATGCTGCTGCATTTACAGTATCAGCAACATTGGATGGCATACCAAAACAATTAACAACAAATGCAAGTGTTACTGGAAATACTTTCCAAAATCGTGTTGTATTAGGTGCAGTATCTGCAAACAATGCAACTGGTACATCTGCTAATGGTGATGCTTTTGTTCAAGCATTGCCAGAAGCAGGATTCATTGTTCGTCAAAAGGGTAAGCAAAAGTATCTAGTAACAGGTACAGTAACTGGTTTGACAAATCAATGCTATTTGGCTAATCTTGCTAACACAGCATTGACACCAAATACAATGCGTATTCTTGCTACCTATGCTAATAGTGCTACTCAAACAGTTCAAAGTCTTTCTGACCACACTGGTGAGTTGTTTACTTCTACATCAGGTACAGTTGCAACTGGTACTGCTAACATTAATAACTCAGCTCCAGTATTTGCAACATTCAATACAGCGGCAGCAGCTAATTCAACTGGTGGACAGCCTTACGCAATTGTAACTATTGCAAACGCATAATCATGGCAACCGCAGCAAATAAGGTAACTAAAATGCAACCTGAAACTGAAATTGCTGTACTTCAAGTCCAAGTTAAAAACATCGAAGATAAAATCGGTGAAGTTAAACGGGACTTGAAGTTGATCCACGAATGCCTTGATAATAATGCAGAAGAAACTAGACAAATGTTAAAATCTATGCGTGAACAAGATGTTAAGGAACATAGTGAATTAGCAAGCAAAATTTCAGTATTGGAGAAATGGCGCTGGATGATGATGGGAGCAGGCGTAATAGTCGGCTCACTAGGATTCAATACAGTGGCAGCATTGATAAAATAAAAAAAGAGACTTAGGTCTCTTTTTTTGTAAGTGTCTTTAGTTTATCCTGCACAACATCAAAATTCACAGTACTAAACAATCCTGGATGCAATGGTTTGGGATATTGATTATCTCCAACCCAAGCATATCCGCAATGTTCTTCATTTAATAACGGAACAAACTCATCTGATACTTCACAAAAGAATGTATGATAAGTGAATGTGTGATTAATGAATTTCTGAATAGGAACTAGTTTAGCATTATTTGGGAATGATCCAATCTCTTCCGTGCATTCTCTAGCAATACCCTCAAACAATGTTTCACCATCTTCTATCTTTCCGCCCGGTATTCCCCAGTTTCCTGGGTTTTTGTTATCTGTTCTTAGTAGATACAGGTAGCGATTCGTTTTATTGCTATAAAAGAAAACGCCTGCGGATGTATTGCTCATACTATGATTTATCACAGTATTAGATGACGATAGAATAATCCCCTTGATCATACCATCCTTCGTATGACTTCATCCACATATCATCAACAAAGCGATATTGGACATTAGTTGTAAGATTTGTTACATATTCTAATGTTGTCGGAGTCGCTAATGTGCTATTAAAACTCACGAACCATTGTCCAGTATTTGCATTGTATTCAATAATGTCGTTGGCATTAGCAACTACGTCACCCCAAGCAACTGTGCTGTCACCCGGCGATCCAATATTATCAACTAATAGATATCTACGACCATTGATAGGTCCGGGCAATCCTGCATTAGGACCTGTCAATTGTGGATTGATTACTCCATCAACTGGGTCTAATGTATTCTGCGGCAATGTATCTGGGTCAATGTTATATATTAATAATCTATCATCATTTGGGTTAGGAACAATGGTGCCTACAATATCGGTAGACATATATGGATTTTGTAACCATATTTGACTAATGCCAGGTTTAACAGTTCCATAGACATTCAATACACTTGACCAATATATATCTGTATCAGGGTTTGGTGGCAATTCTAAATTATTATTGCCAGGATAGAATGCAACAGCCTGCGGCAATATCTGTAATGTATTGCCAATCAATAATATTTTATATCCATATGGTGTGATTTTTTGTCGTGTGCCCAATAACAAATCATCGTCTTGTATATCCGTTAATGCATTGCCTTTGAATATACTTGCGATAATCTTTTCAATAACGCCCATCTTCTTAAGTTTACTTGCTGTGCTGATCCATATTGGCATATAGAACTTCCAACTCATAACATCGATGGGATTGCCTGTGCCTACTGGAATACTGCGACTACTAAATGTTAACCCATCTTGGTATACAACACTTAAGCTAGTCCAATCAATAAAGTTATCCGTACTTTGAATCTCTAGTGCAGGATTGAATAGTGTGCCTAACTGCTCAATCAATTGTAATTTTTGATTATAGTTAGTAGTCCAAAAATCTACATTAATTCTTAACGTATACGGAACTGGCATTAGTCTCTCAACAGTAAATGCTTGTCCCTGTACACTTTCATATTCTTGTGTTTCACTATTATAAGAACGTTGGCGAACTTGAATCTTATCAATGAAGGTAGGATCTTGTGTTCTACGTTGATCATATTCTAATGCGCTAATATAATATGTTATCAATGGTGCGCTTGGTAAATTACTTGCGCTATTGTTAGCGATAATAGTGGATGCTTGTCTACTGCTATCTCCATACATAACAGGAACACGAACTAATATTTCGTTACCAGCTGGGTCTTTACCTTTGGTAACTTGCCAGTTACTGAAGATTTTTGCAAATTGAATTAAGAATCTGCGTACCTGATTGTCATAGAAAAAATCTGCCATTATATACTCTTTATACTACTGGGGGCAACGGGTCGGGTGTCAATCCTAAAATAGTTGACAATGCTTGTCGTTGCGGAACATATGTGCCATCTGTAAGTTTAGTTTCTGCTCTATCATTAATAAAGCCGGATAGTTGTGATTTATTAGCCCCAGTAAATCCTGTTGGAGTTCTAATATTTTGTGAAATTCTAACCCACATTCTACCATCCCAACGATATAGTAATTGCGGGAAGTAATCAATGCGTAAGAAATAATCTCCAACTTGTGGATTTTGCGGGAAACTTATACCAGCACCAGTTGGTAATCCATTTGGTGCTTCGCCTGTTCCATCTAAATAACCTGTTGTATATCCAAAACTTCTTGGGCTGCTACGTGCAATGAATTGGAATGCTGGATCGCAATCTGCCCTCCAATCCATTTGTTGACTGATTGTTCCAGTGAATCCTGGCAATTCAGGATTAGCATCAGCGGTTGCATATGTGTTATCAGCAGTGCCGTATGGTCCTGTGATTTGACCCATTGAATATACTGTTAATACTTTGTTTCCGCTTACTTGTCCAGAATTAGTATCTGTGCGTTGTGGCGCTAATGTAAGAGTTTCCAAATTAACAGTATTAAAAACATCTAATTTCTCATAGCCCATGTCAGCAGTCATATCCCAAATACTTTTTATTACTGACTTAGAAATTTTAATTACTGGGCTAGGGTTTTTAAATTGAGAATTGCGAACCATCATTACAGTGCCGGTGGGTACTGGTGCTCCGCCATCTGTGTTAACTGCAATTGGTGGGGCAGGATTATTGATGGCATTTGATAATACGCCATCACTTGAATATTCACCGTATGTAGGCACAATATATAAATTACTTCTATCGTAACCTGCCTTGGGTACAAGACGTTCTGCTTCTTGCAATGCTGCATCATTAATTGCAATATTTTTGTTGTAAGTAGCAAGGATATCTTTAAGATTATCCGCAGTATCTAGTTGCCAATATGTAGGATCAGGTGGCATGATACCTGCAGGAACATCAGTTAATGCTTTGTAATTTTTGTCACCATACGTAATAACATATCCTGCAGGATATGTTTTATCTTTATCCCATATACCTAAATAAGTATCTTGGTCAATAGGAGCAGTTAAT